CGCTGGAGATCTCACTCATGGATATGAGTAAGAGACCCGGTGTGTCTGGTTAACACACCCCGTTCCACCCCCGTGGAACGGACCAACCATACGATTCCTTCAACGTCTTTTACACTCATCTTTTCCACTATTTTCATAGCGAGTAACTCCCCGCAACCCACACATGATTTCACTGCACATCAGTCAGTTAGTCACATCTGGACGGATCCGTTACCAGTATCAGAGTCTCGTAAGAGATAGTAAGGACTGGGACGCAGGCCGGGGTTGTTACCTTCCCCTAGATTTTGTTAGCCTCTCGGCCTAATTTTTGGTGAAAGAATCATGCCAGAACAATAGCACTGGAAACACCACGAGAAAAGACTTTCTCAGCAACTCTGACCATCCCATTACGCGCCATATGTCGTGTGAAGTTACCCACATCTCGCGCGACGCCAACACCCGCTCGCTTCACTTCATCTAGGATGGAGTGATGCCAATGAGGATCTTGTTGTTGCATTGCTGCGAGGATGTGTGGGTGACCCACAGGGACAGACACGGCTCCAGTGGGTGGAATACCTATACTGTTCTTAATGGTGAACTCCACAACGTAAGTCATGCGGATAGAGATTGGAACCCCTGCGGGCCAGCCCCTATAAGCAATGTACACTGCATTGGAGTCTTCATTAGGAACAGAATTATAATTAGCATAGGTATGATCCAACCCACTGGGGATCCATCGAGATACCACAGTCTCTCTCCGAAGCGGACCATAGGCCTTGGCAATGTCAAACAGTTGATCAACGGAAGTGACCCCACTGGCCCATGAACCTGAAGTTGTAACACCAGCAGCAACCTCTCCAGTAATATTACTGAAGGAGGCAGCAGCTGGAATCAACTCTAGTTTCAGAGCCTTGCAGCGAGATTTAGCTGCATTCGCAGTCAAATACGCCGCACCGGGACAACCCGTGTTTAAAAGTGCGAAGGTGAGAGCAGCGGAACTAGAAGCTCCCGACTGCCACTGACCATTACCGGTAGCGCCAAACAACTGGAGGAATCCAGCTGTGTGACCTGCTATAGTGTTCAGTGTTATAGTTGAGACAAATTTCTGAGTCTCGCCACGCTCACCATCATACACGTCAAACATGTGATCACCGTTGTCAGGATTATGCAATAACTGCGCATAACGTCCTGCGACACTGCCCCCGCCCATAGTCCTCCGACGAGGCTTATTCCCAGTATTACTATTCTTAACATTCTTCTTTCCACTCTTCTTTGTGTTTGTTTTTGCCATGAGATATATTTCATGCCCCGGGGGGGACCATTTCAGGGGGATCACAAAGTGGTCTCTTCTGTTTGTTCTTCTTGTGCCTGGAAAATCTCATGGAGGAAAGACGCATCTTCCTTATACCGAACACCAACAGTATCCCTCTGTCGATGCCATGCAGGACGCATAGACCAGGTACTATTCTCTAACACCTTGTGTAAGAAATTTGGAGGGAGGGGGGGGATGCCACCTTGATCTTTCATAGAAAGTTTAAAGTGATTCCACCTCCTCGCCCCAAATATCTTAACATGCTTGTTAGAGGATAGATCCTCAAACCATCTTCTCATCGCCATCAATCTGTATCCCAAACCACCATCACGAGCATATGGGTCCAAAATACCATCTGCCGCTCTCGGAGGGCCAAAGGCCGCTCCAACGGGCAGAGGACCAAACTTGTACATACCCTTGGTAAGTTCAATCGCAATGAAGGATTCGTAACGGTTTGAGATCTTACTAAAACTGTTACGAGTACCCTCTTGATAATTGAATATTCCAAGGCGATGTGCATTCATCCACATAAGCTGATTCTTAGTGAACTCATGTTTGGGTGGGACAGGTGCACCAAAAGCACCATACTCAACAGGTCCATAGAAAGGACCAGGGAAACCTCTAAGGATAGGATAATACTTCCGGAACATGGACAAATATTTTGTGTGCGTATCAGATGTAGAAAATCTGTTAAACTCACGGAATAGTTGTGCCAGTTGCTCCCAGGGAAGGATCTGCCTACCATTATTGAGGTCTACCTGTCTGTCTAAGGGCATATTGAGGAGTCCCACATTCGGAACATCAAGTGCAATCCATCTATCCTTCTCCTTAGAATAGGTACAGTAAACAGAATTCACCAACGCCAGATCCCTAGAATAGTAGTTCTTCCCAATAGAGAACTCCAATCCCACGATCTTCGTCGCAGACTTCCACTTAGTATACACTTTCTTAGTAGCAGGAAATATGACATCATCTCCGTTGATCCTCATAAAAGAATCACGAGAGACGGCCATACAAGAGGCAGCCCGGTTGATAATACAGAGTAAAGGGAAGGATAGGATGTGGCCCATCATCTGACCACGAGTAATTGGAACTGGGGAGGAACCCTTTAAGTCGAGGACGGACTTTGTCAAAGAGTGCACAACGAGTTTGCGGAGGAATGCATCAGTATAACTGGGTACCGACTCTGGGAGTTGGAACCTAGTTCTCTCAAGCATCGCCTCTGCAGCTTCTTTTGTGTACGTCAGGAAGATGTTGTCAGTAGCGGCAGAATAGTCACCACTAACAACCTTTTCCCCTTTAGACAATTTCATTGGACGAAGTGCATCTTCAACATCAGCACCGCCAATGAGTTGGAAGACCGGGTGTTCACGCATCTTACTGTGCCAGGCCTTTTGGACCGGGGTAAGCAGTTGCAGAAACCACTCCGCCTTCGTAACAATCCGAACTTTCAGGGGTTCCGTCAAACCCGTTGCACCCACCATCATCGGTTTCCATTCCGATTCGGGCAGGCCCAATTCTCCAATTGCCTCAGCAATCAGGTGTCTCAACATTCTTTCCCAGAGGTAGTTTAACGGCCCATTAGACGATAGATCAGTATCTGTTAATCTGAACTGCTGGAGTATCTTCTTCACGACGGGATCTTCAAGGAAACCTTCCAACGGGAAGTCCCGTATGTAGGCTTGGAGACCCCCTTCTTGACGAGAATACTCATGGCAGGCAGAAACACTGGGAGGAAATGGTTTGCAGTAGTCTGCTACCATCTCTTCACCAGGGGGACAGAACTCATCCAAAGTTCTTTGGATCTCGAGAAACATGCGCCGCTTACGTGGCAGCACAGACGGCTCGATACGGGCAACGGATTTAGAAAATTCATTTACCTTTTCTCTCACCATCTCCACTGTAAAAGACGGAAACAAACGCTTGGAGTACAGTAAAAGAGCACCTATTCTGTACTTCCTAGCCTTCCCCCCACCAGTCACCCTATTACGGATGAATTTGCGAAATTCACTTGTAATAAGACTGTATGGGTTAAATCGCTGAACTGGTGTATCATCTCCAAGCATATGAGGCAGCCAAAAGGCTGTCCAGGACTTGAGGATAGACATCAGTTCAGGGACTGAAGAGCTAGGAGGAACGGGACAGAGAATGTTCTCGAACTTGTATCCCAAGAGTTGGAAGGAATCAATTAGTGCGTCGTTGGCTTTACGCCAACATCCCTTAGCACTCAACCTTGCTACCTGGACTGGATCCCAAACCAGTTCAGGTAACAGTACGTGAAGGTCAGCGCTTGTTGGTGTGCTTCTCAGCACACGACGAGGTCGCCTGTCTTTCGACAACTGGGGGGCACGACCCCCCGCAGTATGATGTGTAATTGTATTACGCGTCATGACG